TGGAATAGCTCTTGTATAAATGGTACTACTAGGGCTATTAAATTCAATACCTGTAAGACTACTGAAAAAAGTTGACATTAGCTATTAAAATTCTATTGCTTGTGTTTGGTTAACCGTATTATTTTCCAAAACAATGTTATTAATCACATTTTGTAGATTAAAGAAAAATGGAAATTTAAATGCATCTAATTGTAAATTTTTAGTAGTATTTTGAACATCAGAATTATATACTGGATTCCATATTAATAATGATAAACCTTCAACAAATGATGTCGAATCTGTGCGTCTTGTGAAGATTTTTTGAACACCATTAATATTAGTAATTTGATTATTTAAAAATGTTAAATCTATAACTTGACCCAACGTACAAGCGCTATTGATAAAATAACTTTGTAAAATATTTTGAATTTGAGATTGAATATAAGTCAAATCTGCATTGGCATTATTGGTAGGCAATATAGAAATATAACTTGTATTTTGATCTGTTACATTTGGTGCTGCATTTATATTATTAATACCAACTGAAACTGCCATATACACCGGATCCAATATAACTATTTCTGCAGTAGTTGTCTTTAAACTATCTGCTGAATTTATAATAATTTCTTTCTGTGATGGCGTTAAAAAGTTAGTTCTAACAGAATTAACATATTGTTCAATTCGGGGAACAATGAAGATGTATAGGTTATTAAAATTGCATGCATCAGCAAACATTAATTGATTAAAAAGCACACGTGATTCTGTATTTGGACTCTTTAATCCCAAATTGTAAAAATAACTAATATACTCAGTTAAATATCCTGTATTGTTTGTAGCTTTAACATCTTGAATAATATTTGCAAAATTTGATTTAATATAAGTTGCGTAATCATCTAATGTAACCAAACGAAATTGTGAACGAAATGCATTAGGGGCATTTTGTTTAATACTATCTACTGTTTCTGGTGAAGTAAATTGTGTAGAAATATTACTATTTGAAAAACTTAATTTTGTTAAATCAGTAGAAGCAATAATCGGCAAACCTTGCGTGAAGATATCTCCAACAATACTATTGAATTGTGTGGTATTATATAAAGTGGCTTGTGTATTATTTAGCGCCCCTATACCAATTTCGCCATTCACCCCCAAAGATTCAATATAATATACTGCAACTGTATCCCCAGTATTCAATTGTTTGCCATTAATATTATTACCAAATTTTATTTCATATCTACCATTTTCATTTAAACGAATTTCTATTGAAGTGGAATTTTTATCTTCAAAAAATAAACTTGGTACAACTGTCCATTGTGTCCATAATCCTGTATTAACATCATTTACATAAACATCTATATTAAAATGATCGACGACGACATTATCACCTGGCGCCAAAGTAAGAATTTCATTTTCATTACCTAATGCTGTATATTCTGGATATTCTGTATATTTTCCTTGATATAATAAATTTTGGTTACTTAAATCTGTTAATGGTTCTAATGCAGATGTAATCTTAGTAAATGTTATATCTTGATTAAATGAATATAATATATTATTCATTCTGAAAAACGTATAACGAGGAATGATATAACTTCCTTGTGTCAAAGTAGCTAAAGCAGATACATTAAAAGAAAGAGTTGATGTTTGATTACCGATAGGTTTATAATCTATTATCTTTACCAAGCGATTAATGTTTTCGTATATATTCGTATCAGAAAATAATGTATTGGTCGAAGTCTTATTAAGATAAAATAAAAGAGATTGATATGTATATGCAAAAACTTCAATCAATGATGATATATTACTACCTTCATAATTTTGATCTGTAAATGCCCCAATTTCATTGAGGCGGTTAACGATTAATTGTTGAACGCTAACGCCGTCGAAAGATAGATATTGTGTTTGGGAATTGCTCATTTTAAATTAAAGTAAAATCTGAATTTTGTGATAGAATAGTGTTTAGTATTAATGGATCAGTTGCAGGAAATGCAGGAATACGTAAACCTAACGTAATATTGTATTGATTTTGATCGGGATCCCCGTCTACTGAAACTTGTAAAACAGTTACTCGCGGTTCGTACTTTTGAATCCCGTTTAAAATAGTTTGGCCTATCATTGCACCTACTGTCTTTGTAACAGGCTCAAATAAAAATTGTAAAAGGTTTAAACCATATGTCGGATCTAATAATTTTTGACCTGGTACTGTGCTAAATAGATTAGATAAAGAATTTTTAATAGCTTGCAAATCATTATCAGCTTTGATATCTCTAGTAAAACTTGTAGGAGATCCTTGGATATCTAAATGTAGGTCTGTGTAAGTGACATCCGAAGTTGATGAAAGCGGCGTAGTGCTTTGTAAATTTGTTAAAATTATGGAAGCCATTATCAATACTTAGTGCATAGATTTAAATCGCAAAATGTCTAAGTATTGATAAGAAGTTTATAGATTATCAATATGCACACTTTAGAAAACTCAAAATTTGAATTAATTATCAATGAAATGTTTGATCGCTATGCACAAGGTGCTGGATTCCTCAAAGGCGATGTTATTCGTGTTAAAAAAGAAGCAACCAATTCTGATTGGTATAAATCGCAAGCTTCCACTGTTCAGGCAAGATTGAAAGATATGATGGGTGAATCCAATCGCGTTTATCGTATTTCGTGTTTAAAATCTGAAAAACCTCGTTCGGCTGGATCTTTTGGTATTGATAATCCTATTTGTTCAGTAGCTGATGTTGTTAGAGAAATTAATCCAAGTTTTTGGATGGATCCTATTACTATCCCTCTTCAATATTTGGAAAGCATTGATCCCGGTGTTAACATGCCACCATATGATAAAGATTTAGTTCGTAAAGATACGTCACATGTCGAACCAACTGATAAAATTAAAAATCAGGATGAAATGGGGGCAGAACAGACTTTAGTAGATGATGCTCAACGCAAAATAACTGATAAGAATACTAAACTCCCATATGGTAATAAATGGGATGATAAGAAACCCGGAGCAGGAAATACTGTTCGTGGTTTCTTACGCAAGAATAAAAAGATTTAACCACTCAAAGCTTTTACGCGCGAAGCTAATTTATCAATAGCATCTTGCAAATTGGATGGTTGTGAAATCCAATTCGCTGAAATCGAAGGCGTGTAAGCTAATGCATTCGCATCTGTTGAACGTATAAGACTTGCTCCGCCAGAAACTATCACAGCCGCGCTCAAAGGAATAGAAACTGCATCAGCTGTAACAACTAATCCTGCACCAGAAATTGATAAATTAGGAATAGAAGAAAATATAATTTGTACTGGATCGCCGCCTGTCGCGCTAGGTCCCTGTGATAAAGTCATTCCCAAACAGTTAACACCCTGTATTATAGTTGAGCCTTGAAGAGCCCAATTTATAGTATTATTAATTACACCATCAACTATTTGTCCACCACCGCCAGTAATATTAATTGAACCGACATTTTCAATATGATTTAAACTTAGATATGAACCAGGCGAATCGAAAGTGGCGGTAATATTTCCGAAAAATAAACAATGGTCAATAGTTATTTCAATATCTTTATTTGTAAATCCAGTAGCTACAATATTTATATTAGGTGAAATTGCTAAACTTGACATTCCGCAAGTAGCGCCATCAGTAGGCCAACTAGCAAATGCGACTGTGTCAATACCTAATGTTCCTGAAACTAATTTTACTCTTTCTGTTTGTGTATCTGTACCGGGATGTAAACCTACAAGCCATACCCATGGTGGAATAGCAATTGTAGTTTCATTATAAAGACCGGGCGCAATCATAATAGCAAATCTATTATTAGACCCTTGACCAGATACCCTAGATATTGCATGTGCAATAGATTTATATGGATTTCCTATTGTGCCATTACCAGTAGAATCATTACCATTTGGATCGACCCATATTGAATTAGATTGTATAGTACCATTAGAAGAACCTGATAAACTAGATAATGCAGATATTAAATTATTTTGATTAATAATTGTTCCCAATAAATCTACTCCGCCTTGACTATTTTCTATTAATGAACTCATATATAAAATTAACTAATAGGACCTACTTTAGCTGCGATTCTATCTAATGCATTTGCTACATTCTTTGGATTAATACTACTCCAATTAACTGTATCGGCAGGAATATATGCAAGATTAACAACATTGCTTTTTAAAATCGGATGAATACTTGATACAATTCCAGATAAATCTGATGGAAATGATATTGCATCAGATAATATATTAATACTTCCTGAAGATCCGGTATTATTAAGTGTCAAAGTGGCGACTGGACTAGAAGTTAAATTAATATAATAGCCTAATGTAGTTGCAGTATCACCAGTTATTGAATTGATTGAAGAATTAAAAGATTGGATATGAGTTCCTGATCCACCTCCACTAGTAAAATTAATACTACCGAAATTACTATTATTAATATTTAATTGTGTAGAATTATTAGTAATAGTCATATTGGAAGAAGAACCATCACAATTATTGATATTAATATCTATTCCAGTAGCTCCCGTAACAAGAATATTCTGTTGTATCAAGCAACTATCAATCATGAATATCCCACCACCATGATTAAGGCCCCAATTTGAAAGATCAAAGTCTTCTTCTGATGTTATACTAATTATTCCACCAAACGGAGTCGAACTAGTTCCTGGATCCGCAGTAAATGGTGATCCGGGAATATTATCAACTTGAACAATTGCATTACCATCAATAGAAGATGTGCAAGCTCCTTTTATGATTATATTGGGAGATGCTAAACAAGTGAGATCAGTTTCATTAAAATAATTTCCAGGAGCTACTTCTACTATAAATAGTGAAGAAGTCGATAATGCGCGAATAGCAGACACCGCGGCACTAATAGTAAGAAATGGTTTATCGATTCTTTGAACAAGTCCAGTCGAATCATTTCCAGATACAGAATCTACCCATGTTCGATTCCCTGTTATTACAGTTCCACTACCT